TTCCAATGACTGACATTCAAGTCCAGCAAGCGGTTCGCCTTCAGAAGGCTGCCAAAAAACAAACTAAGCTCACCTATCGTGGTGTCCAGTACTTATTGTCTAAGTAAGCTTAAAAACTTTTCCTTATAAATTCCCAAGGACGGTTATGGAATCTAGGACCGGAAAAGCCTAGATCCCCGGAGAGAGGGCACCTCAGTGTCGGACCCTCTCTTCATTTGCCATTCGAGCCCGGATAGTCCGAGACAACTCGTTTGGTGCTAGCGCCAAGTTGATGGCCCTAAATCAACAAACACATACGCGTAAGTGAGCTTCATATAAACAAACTTTTTTAATTTTATCTAATCATGGCTTTTCCTGATTATCCAATGGCCAGGCCGAACTCGGTCAATGGCAACCAATCAAATGCGTACGCTGATAAGTACGCAACAGCTTTAACCTTATTCAGTGGAGAGGTGTTCAATGCCTTCAACTCCGCTACAATTTTCAAAGGACTTGTCCGTAACTATACACTTAGAGGCGGCAAATCAAAACAGTTCTTGATGCAAGGGAAGCTCGGTGCGGGCTATCATACGCCTGGAACACCGATCGTAGCTGACGCTGCAATCAAGGCAAATGAAAAGACAATCATCATGGATGATTTGTTGATTTCTAGTCAATTTGTCTATGGACTTGATGAGATTTTGAGCCAGTATTCTCAACGCTCAGAGATTTCCAAGCAAATCGGTGAAGCTCTTGCCCTGCACTACGATGATCGTATCGTGCGTGTGCTTGCTAAGGCAGCTACCGAAGCTTCTCCTGTTACAGGTGAGCCTGGTGGATTCCAAGTCAACATTGGCTCTGGTAACACCAACAACGCTCAAGCAATTGTTGACGGATTCTTTGAAGCCGCTGCAGTGCTCGACGAGCGCTCAGCACCCCAGGAAGGCAGGGCCTGTTGCCTTTCTCCTCGTCAATATTATTCTTTGGTTTCTAGCGTCGATACAGGAATCCTGAATCGCGAAATTGGAAACTCTCAAGGTGACATGAATAGCGGCAAGGGTCTCTACTCTATTGCTGGTATTCGTATCTATAAGTCCAATGTATTGGCAACTCAGTACGGTAAGGACGCAACTGATAATGCTTCTGTCACTGGCGAAAATAACAGCTATGTGATTGATAACAGCAATCTTGCCGGACTGGTGTTTCATAAAGAAGCTGCTGGAACTGTTGAAGCTGTTGCTCCATCAATCCAGACCACAAGTAATGACTTCAATGTCCAATACCAAGGAGATTTGGTCGTGGGACGTTTAGCTCTCGGCTGCGCATCCTTGCGTACTTCAGTAGCTGGATCTTTCCAAGCTGCTTGATACAAATATAATTTTCCCCTGGGGCTTCGGCCCCTCGGGGTTCATCATTCCCTAGAAAATAAATGGCTACTATTAAGGCTACGAGACTAGCCGCAGTTAATCAAATTATCTCTAATGTGGGCCAGAGTCCACTAAATAATCTTGACAGTGGTAACCCTCTGGCAGAACTAGCTGAGGGAATCTTGGATGAAATCACTCGTGCTGTACAAGCTGAAGGTTGGTCCTTTAACACTGAATATAATTACCCGGTTACACCTGATGCTCTTACCAAAGAGATTGGTGTTACTTCAAACATGCTTTCAATAGATACTCAACCTCGTGATCGTATTCAAGTGGTTATCCGTGGTGGTAAATTGTATGACAAAGTAAACCATACTTCAACATTCAAAGACCCTATTAAAGCTGACATTGTTTGGCTCGTCAATTTTGATGACATGCCAGAAGCTTTTAAAAACTACGTGACCACTAGGGCTGCAAATGTTTTTGCGGGTCGTACTGTTGGCAGTCAGGAAGCTGTGAAATTTGGTGAGCGTGAGGAGTTAATGGCTCGTGCAAATTGCATTGAGTATGAATCACAACAGGGTGACTACACGATATTCTCTGACCGGTCCAATAATTTTACTTATAACGGCTTCCGTCCAGTTGATGCACTTGGGAGATATTGATGGCTTCTATTTCACAGAAAATTCCTAATTTGTTAGGAGGTATTAGTCAGCAGCCTGATCCCGTTAAGCTCGATGGTCAGGTCAATGATGCTCGTAACATTACCCTAGATCCAACTTTTGGCTGTAAAAAGAGACCACCTCTCAAGTATGTCGCTGAGCTAGATAACGGCACAGCGATCCCTTCCTCAAGTCACTGGTTTCCGATCTTCAGAGACGAAACTGAGCGCTATGTAGCCGCTGCCTACCAAAGCGGGGGTAATGGCGTTCTACGCGTCTGGAATGCGGACACAGGGGCTGAACAGACCGTTAATAGCTTTGGTGATTCTCTTGAATATATCAAGACCAGTGATCCATTAAATATCCATGAGCTAACTATTAATGATTACACCATGATCGCCAACTCTGAAAAGGTGGTCACGATGTCAACTAACTCTGGAGTTGTAGATAATCCTGAAGCTTTAATTGTTATTAACGAGGTCGGTTACGATACCACCTATTCTGTTGATTTTATTAAATCATCTAACAATCAAAAAGTAAAAATTTATAAGGCTACTAAGCTCTCTATTAGTCCTAGCTCTTTTGAGGTCAATAATAATTCTTGTAGCCTAGGTGGTCAAAGTAACTATGTTGAGAATGGAACAGGCACACAGCAAGCTCTTGGATTTAGCATCCTTGCCAATTGCACTCCTACTCTTGTCACTACTCCGGTTCCAGGAATCCCATATCCAACAGCTGTTGTATTAAAGAGCTCACAAGTTGAGGCAATCCAATTCGCCAACGTTGCACTTGGTGACCCCAATAATTATGGAGCAGGTAGTTATCTATATCACACTGCTACTGCCTCTACAGCAACAGGAACAATCTCTTTAAAGATTGAGTTTCGTGTTAATGGTAATAATAACGGTAATCATAATTATGCTTATTCAAATGTTGCCGTTACCGGCTATACCGACTCAAGCCTGACTGACAACAAAACTTGGAAGGTTGGTGATACTTTTTCCATTTCTTCGACACATTCGGTTTATCCTATTACAGCAACACTTAGTTTTAAGGTAAACAATACCCAGAAAGGTCCAGATGGTCAGTCCTATTCTTACAAAAGTGTTTATGCTTCTGAAGTAAAACTCAATTCTGGTGGTACAAACTGGCGGGTTGGTGATACTGTTTCTGTATCTCTTCAAGGGAAGCAATATACAATTACTGTTGAGGAAGAATCCTTTAGTTATGGGTTTGTTGCTGAGGCTACGGCCTCCTTTACTACCGTATCTTCTGGTGTCTTGAATATTGACGATATTGTTTCTGGCATTAAAACAGATATTGATAATATTGGCACGTATGACACAGAAACTGTTGGTAATGTTATACGTGTTAAACGTAATGACAACGGAGACTTTAACCTTCAGACAAGTGGAGGAACCACTAATAGAGCACTATATGCCCTAAAAGAGGAAGTTTCTGATATTTCACAGCTACCTGCACAATGTATCAATAATGTTGTCCTAAAAATCAGAAACACAGCTGCTGCTACGGCTGATGATTATTTCGTAAAGTTTGAGGCAACCTCAGGTGATATTCCTGGTACAGGTACTTGGGTTGAGACTGTTAAGCCAGGCATTCCTACTGATCTAAACATCTCCTCTATGCCCCATGTACTCATTCGTGAGGCTAATGGTCAGTTCAGTTTTCGCAGTCTTTCAAAGTCTGCTCAGAAAGAAGCTGCGACCTTTTACGGTGAAACTGTAGACGATGATGATTTCCTGTTCTGGTCTGGCCGTGCTGTAGGGGATGAATCTACTAATCCTGCTCCAACCTTTGTCGACAAGACTGTGGTTGATATGTTCTTCTATCAGAACCGCTTAGGATTTCTATCAGGAGAGAATGTGATCCTGTCTCAAGCAGGTGACTATTACAATTTCTTCGGCGGATCTGCTATTGCTTTATCTGATGCTGATCCTATTGATCTCACTGCTACCTCAACCAAACCTTCAAGGCTAAAGCGTGCTCTTGGCACTTCCAAGGGTTTGTTGATGTTTGCTGAGAATAGCCAATTCTTACTCACAACCATTGACGCAGCTTTTGGTCCTTCTACTGTCAAACTAACTGAAATTTCTAACTACTCTTATACATCCAAAATTAAGCCTTTGGAGTCTGGAGTGTCAGTTATATTCTCTACTGAAGCAGATACTTTCTCTAAGGTATTCGAGATGGCTCTTGAGTCAATCGATAACCGTCCATTGGTTGCAGATAATACAAGAATCATTCCTGAGCTTATCCCCCCGAACCTGACTATCGCAGCAACCAGCCCTAACAATAGTTTTCTAGCCTTTGGCAATGGTAATAATGAATTGTATACCTTTTCATTTTTCAATGAAGGTAATAATCGTAGCATTGCGGGTTGGGCTATTTGGGAGTTTCCAAGTGATATTAAACTATTTGATTTCACGCATGACACTTCTTTTACGGTCATGTATAACGCTACTAGCAATTCTCATGTGCTAAGTCGCATGGAGTTCTTGGATGACCCCGAAACTGCTCCTATCAGTGTGTATGGAAGCAAGTTTGTCCCAAGACTGGATAATTTTATTTATGATACAGAAACAACAATTGTCACTACTGGTAATGTAGATAAAATTACGTTTCCTGCTGGATTCTTTGTAGACAATTCTACTGTTTATATCATGGATTCCACTCAAGGTGTTTCCATTAGGTTCTTTAAATATACACCTGTTCTTGACACTGATGGCACTTATTATATTGAAGTCCCTTCTGACTTGCTTGATAGTGGATTTATTATTGGCTTAGCTTATAATATGCTTGTTAAACTACCTTCCTTCTTCCTAAAAGAGGATAAGAAGTCTGATCGTAGAAACATCCCGGTTTGTGAAAATGTATTTCTAGATATGCACTTGTCAGGAAGTGTAGATGTTCTTCTTGAGCGTGTGGGTTATGACAATAGGAGTCTAACTATTGCCCAGCCTGTAGCAGATGTTTATATCAGTGATTCGCCTGCTATCTCAAATGTATTGACCGATGCAATCCCGGTCTTCTGTCTTGGATCATTGGCTTCACTAACTATCTCAGCAGATGGTCCACTTCCTGTAGCTTTATCTAGTTACTCATGGGAAGGACATTATAACAATAGAGGTATTCTTCTCATTGACTAAATACTACCGTGCCGCGACTATCAAAGACGGGCTAGAAGTAGTTAACAACATAAGATACGAGGACAGAATGGAAGTCGAAGCAAGTGGGTACAGTCCCATTGACATTCCATTCTGGCTTTCTCTCAGCGAACACGCTACTGCAATTTTCAACGATAAAGGTGTGATTGCGGGTGTTGCTGGTGTTGTAAGACTAAGTGACCAAGTAGGTCTGATCTGGCTGCTATGTACTCCTGCCATTGAGGATGTTCCTATTACATTTTATAGGCAAGCTCAAATCTGGTTAAAGAACATACAAAAGGATTATCAACTCCTCTGGAATCATTGTGATGTCAGAAATAAAGCTCATCACCGCCTACTTAAATTCCTTGGCTTTAGTGCCATTAATAAGGTCTATATCCGCAACTACCCTTTCTATGAAATTGTGAAACTATGTGTACCGGAATCGAAACCGCCGCTGTTGTAAGCCTTTCTATAGCTGCTGTTTCAACTGCATCATCTATCGGCTTTGGGATATATCAACAGCAACAACAACAGGCTGCTGCCCAAGCTCAACGATCACAAGCTGCTGCTCAGATGCGTATGACGCAGATGCAAAATATGCAGCAACAACAGAACCAAATTCAACAGCAAACCCTACAACGTAGGCAACTTGCTCAGCAACAGAAAAGTCAACAGGATCAAGCTCGTCTCCAGCTCAATCAGCAGATCCGCTCTCAACTTCTTGCTAGACAGCAACAACAACAGCAGACCGATTTACAGATCCAGCAAGCTAATGCAAGTATCTTAAATCAATATCAACAGCAACAGCAGTCTGTACAGCAAGAGCGCGTTCAGATCATGCGTCGTAATGAGATTGATCGTCAGCTATACCAGGGCTCTGTAGAGGAAGCTAGAGAGCAGATTACCCTAAACAATGAGGGTGCCAATCGCGCTCAACTTGCAGAGCAGGCAAAGCTAAATGAAGTGCGTAAGAAGGCTCTCTTTGAACAACAAAACCTTTTAGCAAAATCTATTGGTGCTAAAGGATCAATTCTTGCGCGTGGTCAATCTGGTCAGTCTATTGGTCTACTAACCATGGATGTAGATCGTCAGAAGGGATTCGCTGAAGCCCAAGAGATGGCCTCTCTTGACAGTGCTAGTGAGCAAGCTCTACTGAATATGGATGCTGCTTATCTCCAAGCGGAATCTCAGAATAATAAAGCTGAAAGTCAGATCGGCTTTAATCCAACCAACCCTTACCTACCTACCAACCCCAAGGCTCCACAGTTAGTCGGCCTGAATATAGACAACCCTTACGTTTAACAATATGGCGAGACAAGCAGATTTCGGCGGTACTCGCTTTCAAGGGTACGCCCAGTCCAGTAATTCAACAGTCAAAGGTAAATCTAAATCCAAAGCTCTTGAGGGCCGTAAGAATCAAATCATTCAAGAGGCTGATACTAAGCGTCGGCAACAATTTCGTGAGCAGCAGGCTGCTACATCCTTTTTAAAGGGACAGCAAACAGCTGCTGAAGCAAATCAAAAGACCGGTCAGTTAGCTGACAGGCAAGCTCTTGATCTCTCACAAAATGCACAAAAAGCATCTTTAAAGCTTGAAGGTGATTTTCAGGACCGTAGTCTTCGTTTTGAAGAGATGCGGCTTAAGGCTGATCAACTAGACCGTACTATTGACCTTAGTAACCAGAAAGCCAAGCTTACTTACGATGGTGTACTTGCTCAGGCTGATGCCCGTGAAGCCTCTGCCAATACAAAGCTTTTTGCTGATACTATTGGAAGTCTTCTTAAGTTCAGTGGTAGCGTTGTTCAGTACAGTGCTGATAAATATAAACGGCAAGAGAAGGACAAAAATGATAAGACTTTAGTCGAGAATACATTTCCTTTAGAACGTGCTGATTTTGGCGGCAATAAGGATGCTATTGATTCTGAGAATGATTTTTCGGCTAATGAGCCTTCAGTTATTAGAGCTACAGAAAAGGCTATTACGTCATCTACCAATGACAGGACAGAGCAAAGTCAACTAAGAGAGGAGCTATATACAAATAGCTATGGCCAGGTCTCTAGAAGTAATGCTGTAGTTGCTGCTACTGATTTTCCTGTCTTCTTTTCTGCGTTTGTCGGAGATACTCGACGTTCATTCCGTCGTCTTAATGGAGAAAAATTCACTGTTGCCACAGCAAAGCCTGGCGACGTCCAAATTATTGTAGACCAGGCTAAAAGTGACTTTTACCGTCTCGCCGGTCTCGATGGCATGTCTGTGTCCGACAAGGCTCAGACTATTGTCCCTGTAGTTGTAGAGATCACCCGCTCTTGGGCACTTCAGGCTAATAAAGCTCTTAACACCGAAGCAGCCGCTGAACTTCTTCTAGCAGCCGAGCATGACACAACTAACATGCTGAATGCTGGGACAAAATCACCACAAGAAATTTATAACCTATCATCTGCTGCTTATTTCGGTTCAGGTGGTTTTGGAGGTCAAGAAGGTAAAGCTAGAGTTGATTCTACTCAAGATATGCTCGACTGGGCAGTCCGTAAAAAGCGCCCTCAATTTATTGAGAAACTTGCTCTGGTTGTTGACCATAAGGGTAGAAAGCTAGGTGACGTTTACGAAGAGATGTTCGACAATGCTCGTACTGGAGTAATTTCTCGTGAGATCGATGATATCCGAAGAGAATCTAATCTATCTCAAATCAGGGTTCAACAAATTGGACGCGACCGTATCTCTGCTCTTGCTCAGGAAGATGTTACGCCTGAAGATGAAGTTCGTATTAATGCGGAAGCTGTTGAGTCTTATAGAGCATTACAAACATCTGAGGGAGATCTAAAGGCCGCGCAGTTAGAAAGCACACCTAATTATAGTCCATTTACATTCCTTGAGCTTAAAAAAGAGCAGGCTGAGGGCAGAATCTTGCCGCAATCCTTTTTGCATAATCAGGCTGTTACTGGCCAGATTACAATGGAGCAAGCTACAGAATTAGGATACGATCCTGATGGTGGTGTTAATGGTGAATCATTAGACACAGCATCTGCTAAAAGAGCTAGAGAGTTTGAATCGGAAATGGAAGCTCAGGGTAGTGCTGCTTTACTTACTGCTATTGAACTAAAAGGTAAAAGTAAATTCCTTGAAAGTGAAGCCTCTAAAATCCTAATGCAAGGAAAAGGTCTTGGTGTAAAGAAAGATATTGCGCGTAGGCTTAATCAGCGAGTAACCAGATTTATCCGAGATAATCCAGGGATTTCTGATTCTAAAATTAGTGAATATATCCAAGAGCAGGGAAAGCTAATTGGCAAAGAGGTGACATTTGAAATGGGTGTAGCCAAAGATGGGACTGAAAATACATTTAATTACACAATGGGCGGTACAGACATTCGTGAAGTACTTCCAACTCTTACAGATGAAGAAGGCCAGAATGTTGTTGATTTTAGAAACTATACAGCCCAGCAAATTGGTACTCGTGCAGAAATAATTGATTTAGATACAGCTTATATTTTGTCTCCTCAGGCCGTCACGAGGGCTCAGATAGCTTTGTCGCAAGGTCAGGAAGTTGAGTCCGATGTTGTGGCTAAAGCAGCCGCTGTGGGTACTACTGTTGAGGTTCTTGTTGAGTCCCAGCGTAAAAACTATCAGCTTGAAAAGCCTGAACCAGTTGAAACTTCTGTCCAGACTAACTATACGCCGCAGCCTGGTGACACGGGTAAAACTTTTGGTGATGTTAGTCAAGATGCATTTAGACGTGCATTAATAGGAAAGGAGTCATCTTTTGATCCCACGGCTGAAAACGACCGTACAAAAGCCTTCGGTTTAGGTCAGCTACTTCCAGTAAATATTGGACCTTGGTCTCGTGAAATTCTTGGTTACACAGCTAGTCAACGTGAACTTTCGCGTAACCCTAGCCTTCAAGAACAAATTATAAACGGGAAAATAAATCAGTATTTTATGTCGCAGATGCGCCTTGGATATAAAGGAGAAGTCTTAATTCGTCGTGTTGCAGCAATGTGGTATGGCGGTCCCGGAGCTGTTGAACATTGGAATAATCCTAGATATCACGATAAATTTCCTAATGAACCAAATATGCAGCAGTACACACAAGACCTTTTCGATAGGTATCAAAACTAAATGGAAGAACTTAATTTTACAGAAGAAGAAAAGGCTTATTGGGATAAGGTAAATCAGCAAAACCGAGAAAGCTACCTCAGGGATAATCCTGAAGAAGACCCCGCCCTTCCAGAAATCACATCTGAGTCCTTAACAGATGAGGAATCTGCTGAAATTGATGCAGAGATAGAGCAGGAAGAAGAGGAAGAGTTTGAAGCAAGGCGTGACCTTAATTGGGTTGATAATGCCATGCTTGGTCTTAGGGATTCTATTGATGACAACTTTCAAGGGAATAGTCAAACTCGCGAAGAGATCGAAGAAAGGTTTATCGAGAAGCGTGGGGAACGAGAGAAACAGATTCAAAGTAATCCCATCCGCCAAGTTCTTGCTGAAACAACCGGTGCTGTTGAGGGTGCTTCTGCTCAGACAATTGAAACTCTAGGTGAAACTGTTGAACTTGGAATTGATACTCTACGTGCTGGTATTAAAACAGTTCTTCCTGGCCAAGAAGATCCCAAGAATATCCCTTGGAACGAAAACTATGAATGGGCTGATTGGGATCTAGGTACTGCCAATGCCAAAACACCTGTCGGTAAGTTTGCAGAACAGATGATTGCTGTTGTTATCGGCATGAAGGGGCTCAAGGCTGCTGGTGTTGGCGTTGGAGGTGGTAAGACTCTTCAAAGCCGTGTTGCATCGGAAACTTTCCGTGGTGCTCTTTATGACTTCTTTTCAGAGCCTGGTGAAGGAAACATGAGCAATCTTGTTCAATCAGGTCCCTTTGCTAATAACCTATCCAAAGCTCTTGCACATGATGAGTTTGATAATCCTTGGATTCGCAGACTCAAAAATATGATTGAGGGAGGTATTATCGGCACGGCAGTCGATGGCCTTCAAGAGGCATATGGAGCTTTTCGTGCTGGTAGGAAAGCCAAGCTTGACGCTTTAGCTGAGGGTGAAAGCCGAGCCAGAGCAGCAGAAAAAGCAGTTGAAGCCACTCGTAAATACGCTTATGGTGAACAACCTGAACTTGACCTTGGTAAGCCTGTAAAAGGTAAAAAGAAGAAGATTTCTTCAAAATCGGCAAGTGGCAATGTCTATGAAACCACTTCTCAACCTATTGACTACAAGCCACCTGAGCCTAAACAGGGTGAACTTGATCTTGATATTAGGGTAAATAAGCAAGGTGAACTTGACTTTGGCCCTGATCGCCCTGATCTCGATCCAGGTAATGCTGCTCGTAAGGCAGAAAACGTACAGAACAGTGGACGCCCTTCTACTGTAAGTACTGATAATCAAGTACGTCAGATTTGGGAATCTGATCCTAATAGAAAGACCCCATACGATGAACTTACAGACTTACAGAAATCAGACTTAACTAAAGCATATAGAGCAAGCAATATGCTCGTTGAGGGTAAGCCTGCCCTCTTTGACCCCCAGGATCGCGTACAACAGACCCGAAAGTTCAATATTAATGAGTCTGTATCAAGCTTCTGGGAAGGCCCTCTAGGGTCTGGGAAGAGCCTTGTGAATGAGGCTGACATAAGTCGACTTAAAGACATAGATCAATTGAAATCATTTATCAAGGAGCAAATCCCTGATATTGACGTTGATTATCTAACTGCTCGCTTGCGTCGTCAGCCTGAAGAGCATGTACTAAAAACAATGCAATCACTTGCACAGTTTGCAGATACTCGTAATCCAGCTTTGTTAGAGCCTCTGCGTTTTAAAAGTACTCTTGATATCAAAGGTGTTGATGCTGGTGGTGCTGTTGTTCTTGACACATTGGTCAATTCAGTATCAGAGCGTATTAGTTTTCTGGCGGAAGAAGCTTATCAACTAACTCAGTTTGATGTTCCTTTCAAACTACAAGCAAGACAGATTCTTGATCGTGGTGAAGCTTTGCTCACTATGAAAAAAGAGGCGACAAGGTTTTCTAGTGATAATCTAAAAAACTGGGGTGATGTTCCTCCTGATACTTTACGTGCTTTGGAAGCAGATAATGCAATTATCAGCAAAGTGTTTAGGGATATGCGTGAAGGATTAGAAGCTACTGACCCACTTGCGATAAAGCGCTTTCAGAAGCAATTTGGTAAGCTATCTATTGCTCTCGCTCATTCCAAAGGCGATCCTACGGCAATTACCAATGTAATCTATGGGATTGGCAAAGTAGGGTTCAAACGTGTTGAATCCGTTTATATAAATTCTCTTCTTTCGTCTCCTTTAACACATACACGTAACATAGCTGGTAACACTATCGCTATGGGCGAGCGTACTGCTTCAAGAACTGTTGGCAACCTATTAACTGGTGACTTTAAGGGCGCAAGACTTGGAGCTGCTTCTTTTGACTCTATTTATACTACTTTTGTTGAATCTCTTGCTGTAGCTAAGTCTTCCTTTAACTCACCTTATGCAATAACGACGCCTAAATCAAACCTCACGAACTTTGTACTTGAGGACCGTAAGGCAATTGTTAACATGAGGAGGTCTGCTGGTCCCGCTGGTCGTATTGCTGGTGACTTAGCTCTTACTGCGTTTGATTTATTCAACAATATCTGGTTTAACTGGCCTGGTAAAGCTTTGCAAGCTGGTGATGATTTTACTAAATCTATGTTGGCACGTATGGAACTTCGATATGAAGCTGCCGTTGAGGCTGACAGGCTTGCAGGTGAAGGAGCTTCATTTAAGTCGAGGGAAGAGCTCTATCAGACGCTATCAACAAGAAAGCTATCTGCTTCTGGTGAGATTCTGGATCATAAACTTGTTAAAATTACCGAAGATGCAGCTTTTCAGCGTGATTTAGAAGGCTGGGCTGGTTCTATGAGTGCAGGTGTTCAGAAATTACCTGGTGGTCGATTAGTTCTTCCTTTCTTTAGGACTGGTCATAATATATCTCGTTATGCTCTACAACTTTCACCACTAGCCAAATTGTCCTCTGAGCATCGCCATGTAATGAAATATGGGACTCCAGATGAACAAGCGATTATGCGTGGTCGTATGGCTCTTGGATCAACCATAACTGGTATGGCAGCCATGTTGACGACTCAAGGTCTAATGACTGGTTATGGTCCAGAGCCTGGGCCTAGGCGAGAACAGTGGTTACAAGATCATGAGCCTATAAGTGTTTGGGTTGGTCCTTTTGACGAACTTATGAAGTCAAAAGAAGATAGAAATTATAAAAAAGGTAAGTGGGTTTCTTTTGCCCCTTTACCTGGATTTGCAATTCTTTTATCTACTACATCTGACTTGGTAACTAATGCCGGTAAGTTAGCTCAAGGTGATTATGAATACTTAGCAGGTGCTCTTCCTTTCTTTGCTGCTAATGCGATTCTTGAGCAGCCAATGTTTCAAGGTGTTTTAAACATGGCTGAAATATTTGACTTGCGTAATGAGACTCCTGAGGGACTTACTGCCAAGGTTTATGAAATGGGTAATACGGTTTTAGGTAATTCATCTGCTCGTCGTCACCTTCAAAGCCTTCTCTCATCAAACATGCACGAATACCAAACTTGGTATCAAACTGCTTTGAACAAGATGACTGGCGGCTTAGCTGCTCCTGCTATGGAAGCACTTGGTCTTGAGAGTGGAAAAGTACTTAAGCCAGACATTTTAACTGGCCTTGATATCCCTAATAAGTACAATAATCCTGTTAACAGTCTAAATCCATTTACTGTTATCGGTAAACATGCTAGTCCATTGTTAGATGAGTTTGCAAGGCTTGAATATCCAATTAATCTTGCCCATCCAAAAAGGATCGGTGGGGTAACTATGGATCCCAGTGAAGAGCGACTTTATCGACTAGCTATGTATGACAATGGTAACTTTGCTAAACAACTTACAGACAAGTTGAGAAGTACTGATTTCCAACGTGCCTATAACAGTTGGCGAGACCGTGTAGAAGGTCGAGATGTCTTACCGGCAGAACCACGTAAGGAAAGTTCTTGGTATGGAATGCTTGATAAGCTTGTAGCAGCAGCTAATGAACGTGGGCGTAACGCTCTCGTAAAGGGTGATAACCCCGTATCTATTAACTGGAAAAATACTTATGCTGAACGTAGTGCAAAGCTAGGTTCAGGCAAAGAAGATCCTGCTAGCTTCGATGTAATTAATAATATTAAAGACTACGCCGCGTTTACTCAACCAACCAAGTAACTTATTTGTCTAGACTATGGCAACTACATCCAATACTTATACTGGAGATGGGTCAACGACCCTCTTCAGTTTTACATTCCCCTATATTTCTGAAAGTGATGTCAAGGTACAACTTGACGGAACTGCTACAACACAATTTACTTTTTCCAACGCCACTACTCTAGCTCTTACTACTGCACCTGCATCGGGTGTAACCATTACTATCTTTAGAGAAACCAATATTGAAGATGTTGCGTCGGCATTTTATGCTGGTTCTTCAATTAAGGCTAAAGATCTAAACGATAACTTCATTCAGACTCTGTATGTCTCACAGGAAGTTTCTAATGAAGCATTAAGTACCCTAGGAGGTACTCTTATTGGTCAGCTCGATATGAGCAACCAAAAGATTGTAAGCCTAGGAACGCCTACAGCGGCTACTGACGCTAGTACTCGCGGCTATGTAGACGGCTTAATCACTACACACCAAGCTCAAGTAGATGCAGCGGCAGCATCTGCTACAGCATCGGCCTCTTCTGCTTCTAGTTCGGCCACCTCAGCTACTAATTCAGCGACAAGTGCGAGTACTTCAAGCACTCAAGCTACAAACTCAGCTAATAGTGCAACAGCTAGCGCTAATAGCGCCACAGCATCGGCCAACAGTGCCACAG